CCTGTGTTTCAATAATTGGAAGTGCCGTAAGTGATCCTCCGCCCTTCACCTTTCCTTTTAAGGATTCCGGTAAATCGTTCATTTCGGTAGCAATAGTATCGTCATTTACCACTTTTGCAGCTCTTTCTAATAATCTTGAGTGTAAGTAAAATACATCCCCAGGGTATGCCTCTCGGCCTGGAGGCCTTCTAAGTAATAACGAAACCTCACGGTAAGCAACTGCTTGTTTTGATAAATCATCAAATACAATTAGCGCTGGCCTTCCTGTATCACGAAAATATTCTCCAATTGCAGCTCCAGCAAGTGGCGCATAGAATTGCATTGGTGCGGGATCAGAGGCATTTGCAGAAACGATAACTGTGTACGCTAATGCCCCGGCATCATCTAATTTTTTGGCAAGTGCCGCAACAGTTGATGCTTTTTGACCTACCGCAACATAAATACAAAATACCGGCTCTCCTTTATCGTAGAATTCTTTTTGATTAATAATTGTATCAATTACAACAGCTGTTTTTCCTGTTTGTCTATCGCCAATTACTAATTCTCTTTGTCCTCTCCCTATCGGAATCATAGCATCTATTGCTTTAATTCCTGTTTGAAGCGGTTCATTTACAGGTTGTCGAAAAATTACCCCTGGAGCTTTTCTTTCAATTGGCATCTCAAATGTTTCTCCATCAATTGGCCCTTTCCCATCAATAGGATTATCGTCTTTATCAACCATTCTAGGAATTGCATCTGCAGATTTTATGACTTCTTCAATTTCTTCAGTATCTCGAACGTCAGTCCATTCACGCATTAAACTATCTGCTAAACTTAATGGATTATCACCATGATTATTTGTGCGTCTAAATTTCTTTTGATGATTCCATTTAGTGCTGTATGTGTTCATTGGATCATCTTCATATTCTTCATCAGGTGAATTAGCATAATCGGCACCTTGTTTTATTTCATCATCTGCTACAACAGGTTCTTGTCCACATGGCGTTTCATCACCTTGTGCTTGTGGTAATTCATCACCAGGTTCCATTTCGTCACCTTGTGGCATTTCTTGTTCTATTCCAGCATTTTGTAACAATGCCATAAATGCTTGTGCTTCTTCTGGTGTGTCTGCTATTACTTTAATTGTTTCTTTTAAAGTTTTTCTTTTTTTAGGTTGAAATGCATCTTCAACTCTAATAGGATCTGAAATTCTATTAACTGCTTTAACACCAGCAATTTTAATTAATCTATCAATTTCTTTTTTATAATCTTCTGACATTATTTGTTCCCTAAAACAGATTTACCACCTTCTGGTGCGTCTTCTTGTTTATATTCTATTGGATTATCACTTTTACCACCTTCTGGATTAGCAATTCTATCTTTTTTAGGACCTGTATCTTCGTCCATTAATGCTTTTAACATACTCATATTGTACTTGTCACCGTAATGTTCTTCTCCTTTAATCTTTGGAGCATCTTTATATTCTGCATCTGTTAATTTAGTTTCGTATGGACCTTCTTTTGGTGCTTGATATTGTTCTGTAGGTTCATTTGGTTTACGAACTTTTAAATGTGTGTAATTGATGCCTAAATAATCACCTAAGTAATCTCTTAATCCTTCTGCATTAATTGGATAATTTAAAGATGTATCAAATATATTAAGTGCTTCGTTTTTTAATTCTGGAAAATCTAATGGATGTTCTTGCACTACTGACTTACCTTGCTTTTTATAAGATTCAACACCAAACTTTTCAAGTGCTGTCTTCATTGTTTTTTCAACACCAGCTTCAAGATCACCTGCAATTTTAATTCTAAAATCGTATGTTTTACGAGATTCGATTAAGTACTCTTTAAATGATTTCATTAGTTTTTCCTTCAAGTTTATTTATCGCTATTTGCTATTCTTTTTAACAGTTCATTACGGTCAAATATTATAGATCCTTCGGCTTCAATTGGTTCTTCACCATCAAATTCTTGATCTAATTTTCGTTTTTTAAGTTGCAATTCAACCATTTTGAGTTTTTTCTCCATTTTAGCCGCTTTGGCATCAACGGCATTACGCATCATTGTGGCGGCAACTTCAAAAATTCTTCCGGAATAACGTGATTCTATATTCATACCCAAATCCATTAAATCTTTATAGGTGTCCATAGCCTTTTTAGCAATGTCATCCATTTCTTCACCAACAGTATCGAGTCCATCAACCTGTGGTAATGCTTCTTCAATTTTATCTAATTTACGATTAACAGATTCTAAGTCAGGTATTGGGTCAAGTTCATTAGCAAGTTTTAATTCTGGATCTGCTAGTTCAGGCTCAATTTCACGTATTTCATCTTGTTCTGCTTTGCTGATTGCTTCTTTGACCTCAGGTAAATCAAGTAATTCTTCGAGTTTCTTTGTCATACTGTAATTAGTTAACGTTTTGCTGGTCTATGAAATATGTCGTCTTCAGTAATAACTCTAAATTTTATACCTTTTTGTCTACACCATTTAGTTGCCGCTTCCCATTTAGCATGATTTAAAGCCACAGCCGCTCTAGTTGATATACTTTTTTGTGCGGCATCTACAAGAGTTTGTTTTTTAGGTTTAATTTCAATTACTTCTGCTACGGCTTTTCCATTTTTATTATTATATTGTATAAAAAAATCAGGAACATAAACTGTATGTTTTCCTGTTAATGGATTTTGAAAAGGTATTTTAATTGACTCTGATGCCCATTTTGCCACGTTTGGATTCTCGTCACAAAACCTCATAAACACTTGTTCCCATGATGATCTATATCGTGGTGATTTTAATCCAAGATATTTTTCTGGATTTTTTAGATCGTACTGTCCTGAGGCCCATCTTGGTCTCATTGTTTTATCCTAATATGTTTCTAGATATTATGTCTGGAGATTCGTTAGTAACCTTTGATCCAATTAAACTACTTTTGAATCTGTATAAGTTAAGAATTTCTGCTACAATATCAGTTAATTCTTGTGGGTTAGTTGCTGATAATTGATCTAGTATTGATAATGGTGAAACGTTATCTAATTTAGCTTGTCTACAAATTACATAAGCAATAGTTTCTGCTGAATCTTTTTCATAATCTTTACCAGTAAAGAAAGAAATAACAGCATCATATTCATCTGAATTTATGGTTATTCCTTGATCAAAGTAATCACCAAAAATACGCATTGTTTTTTGTGTATTATTAACGTTTTGTATTGGTTTAATAGGTAGATTTGTTCTTATACCTGTATCACTTGTTGGATTATAGTTTTTATTTAAATTTTTATATGCCATTTTTATACCTGTGAATTGTTATATGTAGTTACCACTCCATCGTCATCAGTATAAGTCTCTGTAACAGTATCTCCATCAACAGTTATAGTATAGCTTGATAAGTCATTATTTGTTATAGAATTAATTTGTTCAATTTCTTCTACTCCTAGTATTAATGATACTTGTCCTATTCTTGTTAACTCTTTTATTTTACCTAATGCTTTTGCTCTATACCCTGCTTTTACATTTTCTGTTAATTCAACATAGTTTGTTTTAACTGTATTAATGTCATCTATGCTTTGTTGTTCTGTTCTATATACATAATCACGTGCTAAACCATCTAATGCTGGATGATTATTTTTAAAATATGTGTAAGTTTCTTCTACATTAAGCAACCTAGTGTCATTTGTTGTATCAACAGAATAGTCTCTATCACCTTCATTGTCTATCATTGGAGCAGAAATAGTATTATTATTAGGTAATTGATCATTTATTCTATATGAACTTTTAATATCATCTAGCATTACAGCATCAACTTTTTCTTTTCGTTGCCTACGTGGAAATTTAATACCTGGTGGTGATGATCCACCAACGTTAGTAGTTCTACCTCCAAGAATAGCATCTTTAACAATGCCAGACATTTCTTCACCTGCACCTCCTGAGTATCCACCTGTTCTATAATTTCTATATACGTTTATTGCTTCTAATATACCTGCAGGATTACCTTGTGCTAAATTGGTTATTGCTGACATACCACCTTGAACTAAACCACCAGTTCCAAATATACTAGCAGTTCCACCACCACCAATTGTAAGTGGTGAAGGAGATTTATCATAATGTAAGTTTGTAAATCCACTTGGACCTGCTCCCCCGACAGTACCTTGTTTAAGTAATACAGCCTCATATGCTACAGTCATAGTATGTCCAAGTGTTCCGTCGTTTTGTTGTCCAACTGTATCATGTGCAAATGATGTTATTATAGGTAAAACTAATGTATAGTTTGTAAAACGTTTTTTTGATATTGTAAAAATTTGTATTGCTTGTAAAAATGGTTTAGTTTGATCATTATCAAATCCCCAACGTGCTTGAAAGTCTTGTTTATATCTTGCGTCAGGATCAAAATTAACTTGTTCATATTTTGAATCTCTGTAATAGTACTTGTAATAGTCATTAAAAAAGCCTACTACAACATCTGCATTATCATCATGAAATTGTATTTGTACAGGATCATATGTAATATTTGTTTGTGTTTGTGTTTTTCTATTATATTGATTACGTGGTTCAACATTAAAATTATATGATGGTAGTTGTGCTTGTTTTACTAATTGACCTAATTCTATTTGATTAGAACCTGACCCAAAACCACCTGCACCAGCAAATTTATTAATTACAACATAATATAACCATGGACGTTTTGGCTCAAGTCTATGTTTTCCATCAATATAGAGTCTTGAGGCGTGTTTAAAATCCTTTAATATTTGATTAGGATTAAGAAGTTGTAGAAAGTTACTTGTCCAGTGGGCCATTTAGCCTCCTCATTAATGGAGATTAACCGCCACCCCCAGTTACCAATGTACCTAATGTTCTTGCAACTGCTGTGCCTATACCTGTTCCTCTTGGAGCCTGTATTGCATTGTCAAATCTTATTGCCATTGTAATCGTAACCGCATCTGAAGTTGCATAAGCCATTGTGTTGTAGTTAATATTTTGTACATAAGCACCATATAGTTCCCAAGTTTCAAGAACTGTAACAGCATTGGCACCTTGGCCACCATCAAGCATTTCTATTCTACCAGTAAATTTGTAGTCTACGCCACTTGATGCAGAACTTTGTTCAAAGAAATCGAATTGTTTTTGAATTTGTTCACCACACAATTTAGTTACAGAGTTGTTTACGTCATCTCTTAAATTAATTGTCATTGGTTCCCAAGTATGCTTACCTGCAAGATATACTCTTGAATTGTAAACGTCTAAAATTGTTTCATCGAAAGTTAAACTTGGTCTAGTAACGTCAACAACCTGTTTAGTAAGTTCTGTTCTTGGAGTTGTTACTCCAAAGTTTTCCAATATCACTCTAAAGCGATATTGTAATTTTGGCATTAACAGTCCTTGACTAGAAGCTGATTGATCGCTTGCCAAAGGTACTGTAAATTTGCTTAATGTTGCTACTGACATATTGTCTCCTTTATATTTATAGTTTCTCTACTATGTTTTTATAATTAAACCTTTCTTTAACCTTTAAAGTCCTAATTTATCAATCTCACCAGTGTTTTTAAGTCTAATAGGAATGAATATAAATTCAACTGCTTTAACAGGTTCAACTGCTATATCAACATACAATTCGTTTCTATCGATTCTTGTTGGTGTGTTATTAGTGTCGTCACACACAACAGCAAAATCGTATAATCCACGTTGTCCTTGAACTTCTAACAATAATGATTCAACCGCACCTTTAATTTCGTTACGAGTTAGTTCGTCGTTTGGTTCAAAGATAAATGGTTGTGCCAATTTATCTAATTGTGTTCTCAAATATATGACTAAACGTGCTACATTAACTCTATCTAAAGAACTTGTACCACTATGTCTAGTTTTTTGTCCATAAACTGTGAGTCCTGCACCTGTTAAGAAAGTAATTGGATTTACTCTGTTACTTTGTAAAGTATCTCTAATACCTGATGATACAGCAATCACTTGCTTTTCACCTGTAGATGCTTTAATATAACCTACTGAAGTTGCATTGTCTACAACACCACGTCTAATACCTGCTGGTGCAAACCACGGAAAAGCAACCTGATCATTTAGTGCTAATGTTCTTAGAACCATATGACTAGGCGGAACAAATACATTGTTACCTGCTAAATCAGTTGTTGTACCCCATGGATACCAAACACCTGTATAAGAATCATTTGATAATAACCCATCTTCTGTGTTAGTTGATTCTGAACTGGCGTTAGTTGCCCAATTTGTAATATCAGTTGAAGAGTTAGCCAATCTTGCTGGAGCATCTCCAACAACAAATGCTGTATCTTGTCTATCACCTGATAATGTTATTAGTTCGTCAATTAATTCAATATATCCTGGAGCCGCTAATACGTTAAATTCACGTTGTTCTTCACGCAATGCTGTATTAGAACTTACTATTGCTTGTAATTGTTTTACAACACAGGCTCTAACTGCTTTACGTCCCATAAATGGGGAACCATCGGATTTGTTACCACTTGAAGTAACCCACGCATCAGTTTCACCTGGTAGTGTTGGCCACTCTGTAGTACTTGCAAAATTGGCTCTACTAAAGTATTTTGATCTAAATTGTTTTACAACATATCCAGAACGTCTTGTATTAAACAATAACATTCCTTTTGGATATAATGTTGGATCTGGTTTATCAATATCTAATGCATTACTTGTAAGCAATGATTTAATTGTTGCTGGTGCTTTTGTAATTACGTTATCATCTGAATCTAGATGGAAACGTGCATCTGCAAATAATATACCATTGTCAGTTGTTTGATCAGTATTATCAATTGCTACCCATTTTTCTCCGGCTACTTTTGAATCATCATATCTAGAAATTTTTGGATATGCTTCAAGATCTGAAGTATCAACCCAAAGGTCACCACTTACTAAAGCAGTTCCATCTGATTGTCCGTCAGCCGCTAATGGTTCAGTTGCTGAAACAATTGGACCATTTGGTGAACAGTTAGAAAGATTAAATCCTCTAGCATCTGATGTTACACCTTGATATCCTACCCAAGTAGTACCATTGTGTACCATAATGTCAACTTCGTCAACAGAACTATGATACCATAATGCTAAATCACTTGGATCTGCTGTTGGTGATGTTGCTTTTGCTTCATATACCAATGTTCCCCAGTTACTTGCCATTACTTCATTTGATCTAGGATCACCTGCAGGTACTGTATAAAGGTTTGCAACCTTAGTCCCTGTTGTGTCAATAGCCGCTCCGTATGTGTTAGCATTACTTGAACCAAGTCCTGCGTCTGCTACTGGTGTACCATTAACATCGTCCATTCTAAAGTCACCACCGTCACTGTGTGTCATTGTAATAACATCTGCTACACGATCATAACTTGCTGAAACATAAGTAAATCCTGCCGCCGCTACTGCCGCCACAAAATCGTCTGCTGTTGTGCCAGCCATTGTGCAAGTTTTTTCTCCAGCAAATGTACCCCATTTAGCACTACCTGATAAATCACTAGGTCTAACTGTTTCTTGTAGTGTAAAAGTTTCTGCATTTGTAAAAGGAGAAGATCCTAATGCAGTTATTCCAGTAATTGTAGTAGCACCTGAGTTTTGTCTTTTGAATACTGTATAGTCTGTTACTTTTGCGTTAGCATCATAAACTGTACTATCTGTTCCTGTTGTACTATCACCTGCAAATGTAATAGTGTCATATTCTGTAACGTTAACTTGTGTGTAAAGATTTTCAGTTGTTAAGTTTGCACCTGCACCTGATTTATCTAAATTGTAAAGTGCTTGTGCATGAGATTCATGTGCAGGAGCACTTATAGTTGACCAAGCCGCTGTAGTTGAATTGTATTTTTTAACTACAACATTTGCACCTGAATTTACAGAAGTTGTTTGTAACCAAACACTTCCTGATGGTGCTGAATGATCGTCTGCTGTTTTAAATCCTGGATCAGTTGTATGAGATCCAATGTGTAATCTTGGTGCATCATATGTTCCTGCTGTAATACCTACATCAGTTAATATAGTACCAGTTACATTTGCAATTGTAATTTGAGAACTTGCAGTTGAATCACCGCCTTCTGCTAAATCAGTTGCATATAAAACTAATTGATTGCCGAGAGCCGCGGCTAATACACCTGGAATTGCTCCACTGTCTTTACCTGCATTAATGTCACTAACTAAATCGGCTAATGATGTACTTGTTGTTACAACATCATATCCGTTAATTGTAATTTCATGTCCAGCAGTAGTAGTCGGTGAAGATACCGTTCCTGTAACTGCCGCATGAGATGATTTCCATGATGCGTATTGTGTTGTGCTGTCGCCTGTACCAACTTGAACCCAACTATTACCTGTATTTTTGTAAAATAATTTGTTTGTTGTTGCTGTAGTATTAACAGCATAATCACCTTGTACGCCATAAGCAGTTTTTGGAGCACCGGTTGATACTTCGCCTGTTAAGTTGCTTATGTCTGTAATAACTTTTGGAGTTTTTGCTGTAAATGTTTGTGTTGAAGAATTCCATTCTTTAATACCCCATACAGTTGATGCTGTATCTAACCAATAAGTTCCGTTAACTGCCGCACCTTGTACTGGAGAAGATGAACCTGTAAGTTCATCTAAATTAACATCTGCTCTTACTACAAAAGCCTTGTTGGCAATACCTAATAAAGAGTAAGCGGATAGAAGACCATATTCGTTTAACTCGTAGGCATCGCGAGCTGAACCACTTGTATCTGTATAAAAGGTTGGATCGCCAAACGTTTCTGTTAGTTCGCGTTGACTTGTAATTGTATAAACTGTTCCTGCGTTTGCTGTTAAAGTACCGGCCGCAGTTCCTGTTCCAGTACCTGATGTTTTATTTTTGGCTGATGCAACAACAATTGCTGGCACCATACCTTGATCGGCGGGTACGTAAAACGATTCGTCGGTTACTGTTACCTCTACGCCTGGTGAATTTATTGCCATTTTCTCGGTCTCCTTATGGTTTCTTATATTTATACTATAACAGTTAATTTAATAGGGAATTGCAGGTAAGAAAAAGGTGATATAAAGGGCACCATAAATATAGTATGAGGCGTCCTTTATGTAATTGCGGTAACCCCGTCGCTATTAACTATATTAAACACGATAAAACATATTATCGAAAACAATGTGATAGTTGTTTACGTGGTGTGATTAAAAAGCAACCTCGATGGAAAACGTCAGGGTATAAGAAAAAACATATATGTGATCGATGTGGATATACATCAGAGTACGATATGCAATTTAACGTATATCATCTAGATGGTAACAGAAATAATTGTTCTTTTAATAATTTAAAAACAGTATGTGCTAATTGCCAACGGGTGTTACATCTTGTTGGTATGAAGTGGAAACAAGGTGATCTAGTTCCTGATTAATTTTATCAGATAAGTCGTTTACTGAACCATTATTGTTTATTATAAAATCAAATTCACTTTTTGCCCATTTCCATTCGCTTGGATGTATGTCATTTGGCTCTATATTTTCTAATTGATACTTGCAGAACCAATCTGGATCTGGTCCACGTGTAACTCTCCATACTTTTCCACCTATAGATTTAATCATATTAATTTCATTTGGAAAACGTACATCTGGAATTATCCAGTTTATATCAGGACGTTCTAGCATTTGTTTTTTTGTTAAACTAACCCAAATGCCATCATATAAACCTTGTCTCATACATTCAGTTCCAAAACGTTGTAATACATATCTGGGTGTAATATCGCGACCTATCTCTTTGCTCCAAAAAGGATCTGGTGATTCACGCCATTGTCTACTAGGTTCAGTTTTACCTTCTAGCATATACCTATCCCAATCAAACATAGAAGAGACAGCATCTTTTAATTTGTCTGCAAATGATGTTTTATGAAAATCGTGATTTTTAATTAGAAGATTTGCTATGGTATCTTTACCACTATTAATCAAACCACATATTCCAATGATCATATGTTTATTATAATGTAAAGGTATTGGATTGTCAACTAACCAATTACAAATGACATAGGAGTTTGTCCTACTTCGTAATTACTAATAGATGCTTCTAATTTTTCAATTTCTTGTTGTCCATCTGCTTTAAGTTGATCACCATTTAATGATGTTCCACCTTGTGGACCAGCAATTGTGGCAAATTTACCTCTTGCTTCTCCAAGTGTCATTTTACAAATAGCAAGAGTATAATCTCTGAGCCATGGTTTTGCATATCTGTCTTGTAATAGTATGCCATCTGGTTTATGATTATAAAGCCAAAGTAGTACAGTTTCTTGATTGCGTTGTCGTCTTACTATTTCTAACTTGCGTGTTACTGTATCATAATAATAGTTAATGTAACCACCAAACATCCTACCTACTAATTCTTGATAGCCAGCAAACATTTCATAAGTTGCTAGTCCACCAATTCTACCTGACTGTAGCAAATAAACATTTGTGTATGCTAGTTCAAATGGATCAAAAAATGTACCACCTTCA